CTGATGCAGCACTGGGGGGAGCAGCGGGCACTCCTCGGGCATCAGGCCGGATTGGGTAGTCAGATGGGCAGCATCATGGAGTGGAAGGGCGCAGCTCCTCGTGGCGGAGTTGCCGGGGCGAGGGTACTTATTAGTGGAGCGGGTTTGGATCATTCAGCAGCGGAGATTGATGCAGCAGTTGCGGAGTTAAACCGCCGTGACAAGCGCGGGGCAATCCTGGCGAAACTGGCCACTTACAGGTATCTGCATGGGGCAACCATCCGTGAGCAAATGCGCGAGGTCGGGCTGGCGGAGGGTGCCGACCGGACCTATCGGAACTGGATCAAGTCACTGCACCTACAGGTGCTGGCCATCCTGATGGCTCGATCTGGGCCAAACAGACGACATACCGTTCGTCGGTTCACAATGCGCCGAGTGTGCGCTGAGGATGCGTCGAAGTAGCGTCAAGACGGAGTACCGAAAATGACCTCTTTTCGGTTTTTCCGATGGCATGTAAAAAGACGCCACGATATGAAAAGTGCGCTTAGGCGCTTCCCCACAAGCACTGTGCTGTGCGACCCGCTCCGATATGTCGGCGCATTGAGAACCCTGCCAACTGGCGGGGTTTTCTTTTTCCGGCGCCGTGCTTTGCCAATGAGGCTTACATGAACAGCGAGCAACAAACGTTAGCCGAACTGCCGATCTGGATGGTGATCGTGCTGTCCTTGGTCGGCGGTGTTTCGGGAGAGATGTGGCGGGCGGATATGGCGGGCGCTCGCGGTTGGGGGCTGATTCGCCGGTTGGCGTTGCGCTCTGGTGCCTGCGTGACCTGCGGTCTTTCGACCAACATGCTGCTGTACGCCCTCGGCGTTTCGGTATGGGCGGCAGCAGCGGTTGGTTGCTTGGCTGCGATGGCTGGCGCCGATGTCGCGATCAACCTCTACATGCGCTGGGCCGCCAAGCGGCTGGGGCTGGAGCAGGCGCCGCCCCAGGCCGGCGAGCCGGGGCAATGACCCGGCCGGCAGCCCCGGCGGGGCGGGGGACCCTGGCGATATGGCCGGGGTACGGGGCAGGAAACCCGCGGTTCTTCGTTAGCGGGCAGTTCACCAGCTTAGTGAACTGCGGTGAACTGGTTAACCCCCTGAATTCATTGGGTGAACTGGACGTTTTGCAATGACATACCTGACGAAATCGGAGTTCGCCACCCGACGCGGATGGTCGAAATCCTACGTTTCCAAACTGGTCAACCAGGACCGCCTGGTGCTCACCGCCGATGGCAAGGTCGATGTCGAAGCCACCGAGACGCTGTTGGCTGAATCGGCCGATCCGAGCAAGGCCGCCGTCGCGGCCCGGCATGAAGAAAACCGGGTCGAGCGTGATGTGCGCATCCACCTCCAACCAGTCGGCGACACACCTGCGGTGCAGCCACCGGTTCCGCAGCCCGGCAAGGGCCCGGACTTTCAGAAGGCGAGGGCGCATCGCGAGTACTACCTGGCGCAGCTCGCCGAGGCTGAATTCAACAAGGTTCAGGGCAACCTGGTCGAGCGCAAGGCGGTGGAGGATGCCGCCTTCGCTGCTGGGCGCACGCTTCGGGACCTAGTGTTCGGCCTTGCTCCACAGCTCGCTGCCGAGCTGACGGGCATGAGCGATTCCTGGGAAATCGAAAAACACCTCGCGGGTGCGTTTCGCCAAGTCTTCGACGACGCGGCGAAGATGAGCGGCGCCGATCTCAAACAAGCTATGACACAGAGCTGAGCCTATGCCCACCGGATACGCGGACGGTGCAAAGGTGTACCGCGAAGCGTATGGCCGGGGGCTTCAGCCCGACCCTGAATTGTGGGTGGACGAATGGTCTGACGAGTACATGCGGATTCCGCGTGATACCGGTGCAGCCGAGCCCGGCAAATACCGCACGGCGCGGACGCCGTATGCCCGTGAACCTATGCGCTGCCTCTCACCAGCGCACCCCTGCAAGCGCGTCATCACCATGGTCGCCTCGCAGCTCATGAAAACGCAGATCGCCCTGAATTGGATAGGCGCGCTGATCCACATGTCGCCGTCCAACATCCTGACCTTGCTGCCGAGCCTGGCCTTGGCCAAACGGGTGTCAGCGAGAATCGGTAAGACAATCGCCGCGACCCCCGAGCTGAGAGCACGTGTAGCCGCCTCCCGGTCACGGGATGCACGCAACACCATGGATACCAAGGAGTTCGAGGGCGGCACGCTTTACGCGACCACAGCCGGCTCGGCCTCCAACTTGGCCGAGCTCGCAGCGAAATACATCTACGGCGATGAGATTGACCGCTGGGACGTGGATGTCGACGAAGAAGGTGACCCCATCGAGCTGGCGGAGACGCGGGGCAGTACCTTTGGACGCAACGCGAAGTTTTACTTTTCCAGCTCGCCCACCATCAAGGGAGCTTCCCGCATCGCTGACCTGTTCGAGACCAGCGACCAGCGGCATTACTACGTGCCCTGTCCAACCTGCGGTCATATGCAGGTGCTGGAGTGGGAGAATTTGCTGTACTCCGCTGACTTCCAGACCGTCCATTACAAGTGCTCTTCACCCGATTGCGATGTGCTGATCGAGGAGCACCACAAGGGTGAAATGCTCACCAAAGGGGAATGGCGTTCGCACGCCCAGGGCGATGGAGAAACGGTTGGTTTCCACCTTAACGCTCTATACGCCCCGCTTGGTTGGACATCATGGGCTGATCTGGCCAAGCAATACGAGAAGGCCAAGCGCGCCCAGGACCGAGGCGATCTCGAGCCTATGCAGGTGTTCTACAACACCCGCTTGGCGAAGGTATGGGATAGCGCGGTCGAGCAAACCAAGGCCGAAGTCCTGCAGGCCCGAGCCCTGCAGGAAGACTACGTGCTCGGTACCCTGACTGTTGGTGTCCTGGTGCTGACCTGCTCTGTCGACGTCCAGGCCAACCGCTTGGAGGTGATGGTCATCGGCTGGGGCGTTGGGTTGGAGCGCTGGATTGTAGACTTCAAGGTGATCCCTGGAGATCCAGCAGACCAGCGGACCTGGGACTTGCTGGATGAGGTGCTGAAGGCCCGATACCGTCATCCTTGCGGTGTAGCCCTGGGCATCTTGGCCACGGGCATCGACTCCGGTGGTCATCACACCCATGAGGTGTACCAGTTTTGCCGTGTGCGCCGTTGGCGCAACGTATTTGCTCTGAAGGGGGCGAGCAAGCCGGGCAAGCCGGTCATTGCTCAACGGCCTTCCCTGGTGGATGTCACCTGGAAGGGGCAGACCGAACGTAACGGCGCCGAGCTGTGGATGATCGGTACCGACACCGCTAAGGACTGGATCTATAACCGCTACGGATTTGAGTCGGGACCGGGTGCGGTGCACTTCGCCAAGGACCTTCCCGACGAGTTCTTCCAGCAGTGTGTGGCCGAACGCAAGATCGCCCGCTATGTGAAGGGCTACAAGCGGATCGAGTGGGTCAAGGGCAAGGCCGACCGCAACGAGGCGCTGGACCTTCAGGTGTACAACCTGGCCATGGCGTATTACCTAGGCCTGCATCGCTACGGTGAACAGGACTGGGACAAGCTGCGTCAGGCGATGGCCCAGGCCAGCCTGTTTGATGAGCCATCACCCGCGAAGCAACCTGTCATCGAGCACGGACGCGATGAGGATGATGACCCCGACGAAGAGTCAGTATCCGCGACACCGCCCCCAGCTCGGCCTGTTCCACGGGCAACTCCGCCGCCGCCTCGCCCGGCACCTCAACCAATGCAACGCCGCAGCTCAAGCAGCGGCTATCTGAAGAGACGCTGACATGGCATACACCCAGGCACACCTCGCGGCTGTCGAGCGTGCGATTGCGCGTGGCGAACGGGTCGTTCGCTACAGCGACCGCACTGTCGAATATCGGACAGTAGACGAGCTGATCAAGGCTCGCGACTTGATCCGTACTGAACTGGCCCAGTCGGCCGGCCCGCGCTCCCGCGTAGTTCGCCTCCACCATGGAGGTAAGGGCTTGTGACCGGCCGCTACATCTCCACGCGCTCGGGGCTTCTGGTGCCTGAGCGGATCAAGGCCAGTTATGAGGGCGCTGCCGAGGGGCGACGTTCCTCTGGCTGGGATGCGCCAGATACTGGTCCCAACAGCCTGATCATGCCGGCCCTTCGCAATCTGCGGTCACGTTCACGGGCTGCAGTCCGCAACGATCCGTATGCGGCCAACGTCATTGATAAACGGGTCAGCAACCTGATCGGCACCGGCATCACGCCGCAGCCAAGGTTGCTGGACAAGGCCCTACGCAAGGCCATGCAGGAACTGTGGGAGGACTGGGTGGACGAGTCGGACGCCGACGAGCGCACCGACTTCTACGGCCAGCAGGCCTTGGTGGCGCGCACGGTTGAGCAGTCCGGTGAGTGTTTCGTGCGCTTGCGGCCACGCCGGCTGGAGGATGGCCTGGCGGTGCCGCTGCAAGTGCAGTGCCTTGCGCCGGAATTCGTGCCGCACGACAAGTTCGAGGTGACACGCTCCGGCAACACTATCCGGGCAGGTATCGAGTTCAATGGCATTGGCCGCAGGGTGGCTTACTGGTGCTACCGCAACCATCCCAGCGACAAGGCCTCGCTCAACGCCGGTTACAACCCGCTTGTGCGGGTGCCGGCCGAGCAGATGCTG